GGTCTAGCCCGTGCAATGGCAAACACCAAGCAGGTTAAAGCTGCAGACGTTTTCAATAACGGCTTTAACACCTCCTATCTTGGTGGCGATGGTGCCGCACTATTCTCAGCCGCACACCCAACTGTTGGTGCTGGTAATCAGTCCAACACTCTAGGTGCTACCGATCTATCAGAAGCTTCACTTGAGACTGCACTTATTACAATCTCAAAAACTAAAGATGATCGTGGCATTCTAATCGGTGCACAGGCCGAGTCACTACACGTTCCATCTGATCTAGCATTTACTGCAGATCAGATTCTAAACAGCCAGATGACAACTGTTATTGGTGTAAACCCCAATGACACTTCCATCGGCGCAACCAACCAGAACAAGATCAACTCAATCCGTAATCAGGGTCTTGTTCCCGGTGGTTTCTTTGTTAATCGTCGGTTCACTGACACAAACGCTTGGTACATTAAGACTGATGTTCCTAATGGTACAAAGATGTTTGTTCGTGCACCTCTTGCAACAAAGATGGAACCAGATTTTGACACTGGCAATCTCCGGTTCAAGGCACGTGAACGGTACAGCTTTGGCTGGTCCGATTGGCGTGGCTTCTATGGTGCTTCAGGTTCCTCCTAAGAATCTGTTGAACTAGACTAAGGCATGGGGGTGTAGAGAGAAGAAATTCTTTTTACACTCCTTTGCCTTTTTTATTTTTTAATCTAGTGTTATAATACAACAAGTATTAATACTAATCCGAAAAGAGGCTAAAATGACAACAACTCTTCGCGAAGGATATGTTGTAGGCAGCGGTGTAGTTCTAGATGTTACCTCAAGTGTAACAGTTTCCGATACACGCATTCGTTCTCTATTTGCTACTGGTGTAGGTACTTTCCTTATCACTGGCACTTCAACAGATGCATATGGAAACATCAAGGGTAATAACATTAAATTTACTCTAACAACTGCAAATGATGCTTCAGAAATTTACCTTACTGATCTAGGAATGGATATGAACGGAACAGTAAAAGTTTCTGCACCTACATCTGCTGCTACGGTGGCTGTATTCTATGGCTAACTATACTTATCTGGTCAACGAACTAATCGCTGCTACTGAAAATGATAGCACCGAGTTTCTTAACTTTATTCCAAATATGGTGAATAGAGCAGAAGAAAGACTTGTCAAAGACCTAGATGACTATGGTTTAGTTACCTATACCTCAGTAGCTGTATCAAGTGGTAACAATAAAATTACACTTCCTACAGGCACACGCATTGTTAAAAACTTTAACATTGTAAGTAACAGTTCCAAGATTAATCTTCTTATGAGAACTGACGAATTTATTAACGATTACTGGCCTGTAAGTGCTTCAACATCAGAACCACGTTACTATGGTCAACGTAATGGATCAACAGTAGTAGTTGCTCCTACACCAGCCTCTACCTATGCAGGAGAGGTTGTTTACATTTCCAGACCTACTACACTAACTTCAGCAACCAACACAAACTACTTTACAGATTTTTGTTATGATCTTCTGTTTAATGCTTGTATGGTTGAAGCTTCAATGTTTCAAAAAGATTATCAAACTGCTGGATTATATCAACAGCAATATAATCAAGTTCTTGATCTACAGCGCAATCAAGCACGACGTACAAGAAGAGATGATATGCAAGCACCGGCAAGTCCTGCAGGTGCAGACGATAATCTTGTACCTAATTCTAATTAATAATAGGAGATAATAATGTCAGATAAAGAAGATAGAGAATATGCTAAAAAAATTATTAAAACAGCAAAACCCGGTTCTGCTGCTTATATAGAAGCACAAGGTATTTTAAGTGGTGATGATCCTGAAAGACGTGAATATATAAAAACTAAACGAGATAAACCAAAGCCTCCTATGAAGAAAAAAGCTGGTGGCTATATGAAAAAGATGAAAAGTGGCGGTAAAACTAGTAAGTATAACTGCTCACATAATCGGCTTTACTAAATTATGGGCGGTTTACCTTTAGAACTTATAACAATGCTTGGCTCTGGATTATTATCTGGAGTAATGACTATTTGGAGTCAAAACCAAAAAGCTAAACAAGCTGCTTTTGATAGAGCAATAGAAGGACTAGCTGCACAGTCTAAAGCTACTGATGAAGCACGTCGTTATGAGAATAAAGGTTTTCAAGTTACACGGCGTATTATTGCATTAGCTGCAGTAGCTGCAATTATTGTTTGGCCTAAAGTTGTAGCAGTATTTTGGCCTGACGTAGCAGTAACAGTTGGATACACACAATGGAATCCCGGTTTTCTATTTATAACTGAAGGAACTGAGACTGTTACTTGGCAATCACTTAAAGGATTAGTTCTAACACCTTTGGATACGCATCTACTTTCTGCTATTATTGGAATGTATTTTGGCGCATCAATGGTAAAGAATGCTAGATAATGCCACTTAAAAAAGGTAAAAGTAAAAAAACTATCAGTGAAAACATTCGTAGAGAAATGAAAGCTGGTAAACCACAGAAACAAGCAGTAGCTATCGCACTTCAAAAAGCTGGTAGGAGAAAGGCAAATGGCCGTAAAACGTCGAACAACAAAGTCAAGAAAAACTACCGCAAAGCCTAAATCAAAAGTTAATCAGGCTGGTAACTACACTAAGCCTACAATGCGTAAAAGACTTTTTGAAAGTATTAAGGCTGGAGGTAAAGGTGGTAGACCGGGACAATGGTCAGCACGTAAAGCACAAATGCTTGCAAAACAATATAAAGCCAAAGGCGGAGGTTATAGATCATAATGGAATGTAATTGTAAAATGTGTCCTGTACACACAGTAAAACGTATTATTGCAAAGATCAAGGCTCTTGTAGGTAAATAAAGTGTCTTTAAAGAAATCACAACGTAGTCTTAAATCTTGGACTAAGCAGAAGTGGCGTACTAAATCAGGTAAGCCATCTACGCAAGGTCCAAAGGCTACTGGTGAAAGATACTTACCAGAGAAAGCTATTAAACGTCTTAGTGCTAAAGAATATGCTGCTACAACAAAAGCTAAACGTAAAGCAACTAAGAAGGGTAAGCAAGTAGCTAAACAACCAAAGAAGATTGCTAAAAAAGTAAGACGATATAGAAGGGTTACATAATGGCTGTACGTAAACGTAAAGGCGCTGGCATGAAAGGCATGAGCATTAAGAGTGGTGACAAGCGTCCCACTAAAGCTGGTGCAGGAATGACTAAGAAGGGTGTTGCTAAATATCGTAGGCAAAATCCCGGTTCTAAGCTTAAAACAGCCGTAACTGAAAAGAAACCTTCTAAAGCACGTGCAGCACGACGTAAGTCATATTGTGCACGATCAGCAGGACAAATGAAAAAGTTTCCTAAAGCTGCTAAAAATCCTAACAGCCGTTTACGTCAAGCACGTAAGCGGTGGAGGTGTTAATGGCTATAGGTCGTTCTAATATAACACAACAAGTTACTAAACCACCTTATAAGAAAAGAAAGATAAAAACTAAAAAGATAAAACGGAAAACAAAGAAAAGATAGCGTGTAAGTTGAAAAAGTTTTTAAATAAATTCTCAGAAGCATGGATTCAAGCTTTTGTATCTTGTTGTACTATGATGGTGCAGGGTGATTTTTTATCTTTATCTTTGAAACATGCTTTTGTTGCTTCTAAAACAGCGTCAATAACAGGAATAGCAACAGGTTTATTTTTAGTAAAGTTTAATAAAAATATGTCTCCTTTTATAGTGGCATGGATAGTTGGTTTATTTACATCAATTAGTGATTATATTGTACATCCAACACACTTTGGTGACTTTTTTTATGAAGCATTAGCTACAGGTATTATGGCAGGATTTCTTGCTTATGCTTATGAAAGGTTTAAAAAATAATGACTACTTCAGGCACATATAACTTCTCAATGGATATTGACGAAGTTATTCAAGAAGCAATGGAGATGATTGGCGGTGAACAGACACTCGGACATGATCCTAAATCTGCTCGACGTTCAATTAATCTACTGCTACAGGATTGGCAGAATCGTGGTGTACTGCTTTGGACTGCTAATACAACTACAGTTTCTGTATCTACAAGTGTAACAGCTTATGCTCTAGCTTCTAGCACCGTAGACGTTCTTGAAGTTGTTCTTAATCGTGACGATACTGATCTTCAATTAGAACGTATTACAATGGAAGAATATCTCAAAATTCCACGTAAAGGTCAAACAGGTCGTCCATCACAATATGCTGTACGGCGTGATAGAGATAATCCAACAATGTATCTCTGGCCTATTCCAGAGAATACAACAGACCTTTTAAAAATTGAACAAGTGCGGTATACTCAAGATGTAAACAAATCTGCTGTACAGACTGCAGATATTTCCAGACGTTTTTATCCCTGCCTTACTGCAGGACTATCTTACTTTATGTCAATGAAACGTCCCGGTATAGAAGGTGGACGTATTCAGTTTCTTAAAGCTGAATATGAAGAACGTCTAGCACGTGCAATGGATGAAGATAAAGAAAGAGCAAGCTTACGTATAGTACCAAATTTAAATAGAGTTTAAGAATTATGGCAAGCACTAAAAGAGCATTAGCAATATGCGATACGTGCGGTTTTCGGTATCCTCACAGGGTACTAAAAATGAACAGCTACGGAATGCTAGTTTGCCCAACAGACTACGATGGTGCTTATGACTTAAAGAACCATCCACAAAATAAAACACCTGATGTAAGAGACAACCCAGCAATTCGTAATCCACGCCCAGAACTTAATGCTGAACGAGGAACTGATTGGGAAGATGCTGCACTAATTTGGGAAGACACTGACAACTATTGGAATAGTATATAATGGCGACACTTACTGGAACACAAATTGCTAATACTTATAAGCAGCTTTTACAAGTTGGCAGTAGTAATACTGGATTAACTGGTACAGTCCAATCTGTACAGGATGGTGAAGGAAATAATTCACCTTTACAACTTAGTCAAAGTGCAGTAAACATTAATGGAACTTTTCAACTAAGTGGAGTAACACTTACAGCTAATGCTTCAACTCTTAATGCAGTAGCAGACCTAACAGGTGCTACAGGCATTGTAGCTGTAAGTGGAGGTAATGTATATGGCAGAACAATCACTGGTGGGGCGGGTGTTTCAATCACTAATGCTGATGGCACTGAAGGCAATCCTACTATTGCTCTTAATACTACTGGAGTTACTTCAGCTTCCTATGGTCCAGCAACTAATATAGAAGTAAATTCTGTAGGACAAATTGTAAGTGCTGGTGCAGCAACAAGTGTCAGTGTTTCTGGTGTAACAGCTAATACATTTACTGGGGGTACTTTTGCAGGTACAACTGGTGACTTTAGTTCAAATGTTTCAGTAGGTGGTAATCTAGTTCTTGCAGGTCAATTTAGTCCTGCATCACTAAGTGTTACTGGTACAATTAATGCAGCTACCGTTTCAGCAACAGACGCAACATTTAATAATATAGTTAGTGCAGCATTCTTTGTTGGTGATGGTTCAGGACTTGTTAATGTTCCATCTGCAGAAGGAGGTACAGTAAAAGCTATTACGGCTGGTACAGGTATTAAACTAACTGT